ATGTTTTAGGCGGCTCCACAAACGGCGATTCAGAACCACCACGCAGCCCCATTAACCTGGTATCATTATATTCTCTGGCGAACCTCTCTAATTTTGCGAGCTCTTCACGCGCCTCACGAAGTTCGTCTGCCAGGAGAATTTTCCTAGACCAGATTAGATTCTTGCCCAAATCCCCGAAACTCCAAGACGTTTTATCGACTTCAACGCCAAGTTCTTTATAGACCCCCTGAAGCTGTTCAGTGATTGTCTTTAACTGACCCGACTTCTCGCCCGTCTCGTTCTCGATCTTTTTCAACTCTTGATATGCCGTTTCTAAATTCTTCACTGCGCCAACGTTGTCCACCAATCGTTTGTAGCGACCTTTTTCATTGGCCTCTACCGCGTCCATCCAGGATTTCAAACCGGCAAACGCCGCGCCCAGCGCAACAACGCCTGCGACCGCAAGCGTACCCCAGCCGCCGAGAACAGTCGTGATAATTGTTAGGCTTGAGGCAAGTGTTGGAAGAAGGATAAGAATCGCTCCAATGGCTAAAGATACTAGGCCAATCTCGGTGGCGAGCACTGTCAAGCTCGCTGCCAATTCTTGATTCTTAACAATCCAATCGCCTAGCCCCTTCAGCGTATCCGCAACATTTTTCAGTAGATTCAGCGTCATATCTTTCAGCGCAAGTCCTATCCGAATCTTCACGCGCTCGACCAATGCAAGCACGGTTTCCCAGTGCGCGGCCATGCTGGTTTTCCATTCATCAAACGCTCGCTGCATCGCGCCCGTCATGGTCTTCATAACCTCCAGGCGTGCGTTGTAGCTTTCAAAACCATTATTCATAAGATACAGAACGCCCTGAAACGCCCTGGACTCCCGAAATAGGGCGTTGATCCCCGTGGCCGTTCCGTCCGTGGTAGCAATCAATGCCTCCAATGTTTGTCGAAAGCCTAATGCTTTAATCGCCGCATCGCCTGAGCCAAACCCAATTTCCTTCAAGGCTTTCGCCAAATCCGCTTGCGGTGCCTGCAACGACAACAGCACCGCCTTATATTGCATGGACGCCTTGGCGAAATCCTTGCTCAACTGTGTCATGGTGGCCAGCGCGGCGCCCATCTCCATAAAGCCAACGCCCGCGTTTCTGGAAATAGCAGCCATCTCTCCAATATACGGAATCATCTCTGCAACGTCTGTTTGGCCGGCGCGTTCAATCGTAAACAGAAGATCGGCGGCTTGCGCGGCGTCTTTCACCTCGCCATTGAAACCCGCCATAATCTTAGTGAGGCCCTTGATGACTTCTCCCTGGTCAACGTGCGCAGCCTTCGCCGCCATCGACGCCGTAGTCAATACATCCATCTGGTTGGCTGTGCCTTCAACGCCAGCAGAAATAGTCTGATAGTATCCTTTGAGAAGATTGGTTGATTTACCTAACACAGCAGGCAATGCAAGCATCTTCTTTTGGATACTACCCAAGTCTTCTTCCGTGACCTTCACCATATCCTTAAGGGCAGTCTCAAACCCTGCCGTTGTTTTCAACGCTTTCAACATCCCGAAGCTTGTCGCCGCGCCAAATGCCACCATGCCCATACCAGCGCGCCGCGCGGCTTTGCCGATGTCGTCAAAACCCTGTGAAAGTTTCTTACCTTGGCCCAGACTTTCCTTTGACTTTTTCTGAAAGTCTGAATTGTCCAGCCGGAGGCGTCCAAAAATTGAGCCAGCATCAAGAGCCATGTCAGCCTCCCCCTTTCCGTTTCAAGTCTTCCCAGTTGTCCTTATGCGTTTCAGACGCAGGAATGTTATGGCGTATTTGTCTCATCGTTCGCTGCATATCTGTCACCAGTTGCTTGTAGTCTTTCCCTTCCATCATGGCGCAACGCGCGGCGTGGATCATCGTAAGTTCGTTTGACATATGCCGCACCTGAGCAAACCGCGTCCAAAGCCGCGCGTCGCGCACATCCATCCGCAACATCTGACCTATTGAAAAAAGGCCAGGAAAGGCCGATGCGATTGTTGCTATTTCTTCGCAACGGCCTTCCCTAAAGTTTTCACCTCTGCGGATTCCGCGTCAAACAAGATTTGCTCAGTGACAAACCTGATTATCTTCACAAGTTTCCGCAGGTCGCATTCCTCGAAATCTTTCGGCTTGCCGCCCAAGAAGATTGCGGTTTGATTCATGAGAATATCCCCGCTTTCGAGGCCAGCGGGATCTGCGTCCTCGATTTTCGACGCTTGGACCACCATTGCTCTGGTGATCTTCTCGATTTCGTATGGCTTCCCATCCAGAAGAATCTCGATAGGCTCGAAGAGGGAATCCGTATCCAACTTTGGCATTTCATTGCTCCTTCGGTTTAGATATCAGGTCCAACGCCCCATTTCCTATAAAGCGGACCTGTGCCGGACTGATCCGGAAAACCGTCAAACACCACATTGTAAATACGCTGGTTGGCGTTGTCATAGATGATTTCAAAGTTCGCCCTTGGGCTAGCTTTGTAAATATGCAGCCAACGCGACGTCGTCGGATCAGCGGAGCCGTTTTCCAACACCGGCTTCAGAACAAGTTCCTCGGCGCGGTCATAGCGGCTCGTTCCGGTAGCAGACTTGACTGTCATTGTGCTACCGCTCGTGCCTGACCCAGAAGAACCAGCCAAAACAGAGGACAACGACGCCAGAGACATGCGCGTCAAAGGCACTTCAACTTCAACCGGCGCGCCGACAATAATCTTGTCGACCGGATCGGTTCCAAACTGATCCTCCACAACGTTGGCGTCTTCTTCAGAGTATCTGAAAGTTACACCGCCATTCGTACGGCCCAGACTCGTTCCGCCCCATTCAGCAATGCAGGGGCCTAAATCACGTGTCGGTCCCATTGTCATAGATTACTTCACCTCGTTTCAAGCATCTTGAATGCGCAAGAGCAAATTTGTGCTGAATTCATGTCGTGCCTTTTCATCCATGCCGAGCCAAAAAGGACCGCTCATAATTTCAGCGGTGTTAATAAGATATGCGTCGCCGCTTACAACAACTGGCAGGGCTATACCCGACTTCCCGCTCATCAAATCAGCCACCGTGTTGGCTAGCGTTTGCGCGGTGAAGTAGGTTGTCGCCCGCGATAATACCTGAACTAGAACTTCTTTGGCGTCTGGGAGATAAAAGTTCGGTTTAGCACCCGACCGATCTAGAAGCGTCGTGCAGATGTCCGGCGCACCCTGTGGACGGTGGCCAGCGAACAGGTCAGCCCCGACAGCCAACGAAGTGTTGTCCTCAACGTGTTGAGCAAAGGCTTGAATAAGGCTCATTTTTTCAACTCCTCTGCAATGACCGCCATGTAATCATCCTTGAATGCCACCATTTTGCTTTCCAGAAACTTGCCCCCAAACCCTTCGTCGGCCCGCGAGAACGTGTATTCAGGATGCTCATGCAGGCGCGCCGCGTAAGGCGTGTTGAAGGCCACGATGGCTTCATGCTGGTTTGCGTTGTGCTGTGTGACATCGCTAACCGAATGCGCAGTCTCGCCGCCTTTGGCCCCAGGGGAATCTCTAGAATTCCCCGTCTCCCGGCCCTGCACATGGACCGATCCGCTGCCCCGCAAGAATCCTTCTTTCAGTGGCGTCCGCCCGCCTTCTTCACCAACAACCTCTTCCGCACTATCCCGCAATAACTGCATCCCAGCCACAGCAAGACCGCGATCAAGCCTCTCCGTCGTGATCTCTTTGACCAAATCGGGGAATTTCTGGAAGAAGTCTGAGCCGGTGATTGGCATTATTTGATCCACACTTCCTTAAGCCGAGCGGCAAAGTCTTTGGCGATACGGATTTGGATAATCCCGTGGTCATCACCTTCAACGCGCAAAAGGTCCGAATGCAGTATGTCAGCATCGTTCGCCACTAGAATTCTCCCGGCGGCTACAACCTCTTGGCCCGCCCGGTCCAGGACCATCTTGCTTTGCCATTCAACCCGTGCGGCGTGCGTGGCCAGGGCGGTTGCTGACACCTCGCCCCACTTGTCCTTTGTCGTGCGAACAATGACAACAGAATCTGTCAAATAGGATTCGATCATTCTACTGCCTCTCGCTCGTATTGGATTCCGTGATCGCCCTTGAAGGGCCGAATATGCTTGTTTTCTCCATATGCGATTTCTCTCGGAATACCCTTGGGGAAGGCCTCGCAGTTTGGCCCTTCGTTAAATTCGTTTGACCCGATTACTCCCAGGAAATGTTTGCATTGCCGTTTGAAGCATTCAGGTTCGACTAGCATTTCATTGTCCAACCTTTCCTTTTGCCTTTGTCGGGATGTTGTATGTTGGCGTCACTCGATCTATTCTCCCAATCGCGTCTACAAAAAACTCATGGATTTCATCGGGGAGCCGTAATTTCTTCCCGTAGTCCGGGTGAACATATGCGGCAAAGGATTCTGCATACATTTCCATGGGGTTTTTTGCGGAATACGCGGAGATGTTATACCGTAGCCAATCCCCTTTTCTATGAACAACGCTCCTCTTGTATTTTTTGTTTTTTGACCTGGCATAAATTGCTTCCCAATTCCGCTTAAGTTTTTCGGGCAAGTCAAAATGGACGGCGTGACCTACTTCATGAACGAAAGAGCCAAGAAAAGATTTATCAGCATTGATTGTGAAAAACTCCCCTTTCCCTAAACTTAGCGCGCCAATGTTATCCCCGGTCCTTCCGGAGATGGCTATTTCCATATTCTTATAGCTATTGCTATATGTCCCATGAGCGTCCCCCATCGGAATTTTCAAAACGCGCTTATTTACTAATCTGACCCTGCGGACTTGATCCTTCATCGCCTTTTTGATGCGATCATTTTGGGAAAGCCTGGTAATCTCAATCGAGACCGCCCGCCCCTTTTGTAAAATACTACCCTTAGCCGCAACGGAAATTTTTCGTGGCCAATATTCCAAAGAAGCCACGTGATCTCCAACAGATCGTTTAATGTTTTCCTGAATGGCTCCTTCGGTTAATTCCGGCATTCCATATTTGTACGCGGAAGGTTTCAGTTCTGGAACCACCCCCGGCTTGGTCGATTTCAAAGCCTTCTTGTATGACGTTCTGTTGCGAACGCCTTTGGTCGGGTTTTTCTTCAACCACGCCTTGGCGTCTTTCGCATTCGTAAACTTCGGCGTGCCGTTGCTTAATTCCCTCACGGCGTCATACTCCCCGCGCCGCTGTAGGATAGACTCACTTATTGGATAGCCATTACAACGGCAGCGAGGATGCAGAGGCGGCCGCATATCAAGCGGCGGGAAATCCGGATGTTTGCCTGAAATCGAATAAACCCGCCCCATATACGTTTGACATAACGGGCAGGCGTCGCCGTGTGTATCAATCTGGTAAAGGTCCATTCCCAATTCAGTAGCGGCGTTGACACTGCCAGCCGTCGAAGCTTCCCTTACTCTGGTTCGCGCCACCAATTCAGCGTATGATTCCGGGTTGTAGTTCCGCCCGTTGATCGTAATAAAATCTCCCGCGTTCATCTTCGCCTGAAATTCGACAAAGAGCCTGTCAGAAATTTGCCGCCGCGTAGCCCCCACGGCTAACTCTTCGCCAATAGTCTGGCTAATCAAATGATCCTGAAGAACCTTCTGTTGTGTCTTGCGAATTAATCGCGTAGAATTTAGAAGCATCGTGTTATTCGCTGAGAGCAAATCCGTTGTCATTTGTTCGGATAGTGCAGCGATTGATCCCTGGTTTACCCGGTTTCCCAAGTTCACGGTCAGGGGCGTTCCTTCATAAAGGCTGATTGTTTTCGTTGCATATCGGGAGCCTTGCTTGTAGCCATTCTTGACGATCTCCGGCGACAACGCTGCCGCTCTTTTGTTCAATGCCTTAATCTCCCGGCGAACCTGCGCCAGCATTTCCTCGGCGCGAAACTTAGCAAATGGCGTAGCTGTTGAGATCGGCGAAAGCGTGGCCTCTAGCTCGCGCGCGGCGCGGCGGTAAACCTGATCCAGCGTTTCGATTTGTTTCCTCACAAATCGCTCTGGATCAATCCCCGTCTGAAGTGGGGCCAACGTTTTAGGCATCAGTTTTCACCGTAATGACCCAGAAGGCGCCTTCGCGCTCGATTTTGAAATCCATACCATCGAAAAGCGTGCGAAGCGTGTCTCGTGTGTAGACGCGCAGGTGGCCGGGATCGTTGACGTATTTATTCGGCGTGGTGAATACCGCCCGATGTTTCGCAATCCCAGCAACCGCTTCAACAAAGATTCGGTCCGCATCAACATGCTCGATTACTTCCGAACAAACGACCGAATCAAACGGCCCAAAGAGCCGCAAATCTTTGTATCCCTTTACATAATTAAATACGTAGCGCGGAAAGTTTTCCTTGGCCTTGTCGATGGCCCGCTCCGAGAAGTCCAGCCCCGTCCACGTGGAGCGTTTCGTCATATGCGCCATGTGGGAGGTTGAATGGCCACAGGCGCAGCCCACGTCGGCGTATGATCGCCCGACAAGCCGCTTGACACACTGGGCGAAGCGTTGTTGATGCCGCCCCCATGTCAGGTGCGTCCAGACCTCGTTGCCCATCCAGTGCTCCATGTATTGGTCAGCGGTCAACGCCACTGGGTTTGTGATAGAATTGGCCATTCTAGCGCTCCTTGATTTTCTCTTTGATTTTTGTCGTTGAAATTCGTTTCGTATATGGGAGCCACACAACATCAACTCCGATTGCCTTTAGTTCTGCTTCCGCAGTTTCCCATCGTTGTGTTCCGCGCCAGTCGTCGCCAACGAAGACATGAGTTATCGACTTCTCTTTCCGGCATTCATAAACGATGTCCCTTATTGGCCGCTCCACCGCACGGTCAACGTATTTAATGGCGCGAACGATTGCCAGCCTATCATCAAGTGGAATCAACGGCGCGTGGCCCTTATGGTCCTCAACCACCTCATCCGTCGATACGCCAACGATCAGAAAATCACACCTGTCCTTCGCCCAGCACAGCAGGTTCAGGTGTCCGATATGGAAGAGATCGAAAACGCCGGTGGTATAGCCGATGATCATAATATGTCAACCTTCGGCGCCCCTGGCTTTGCTAGATAATTGCGAATGTATGCCGGGCGCGGCGGGCGGTCGAGCGGTGTCATAAAACTGTCACCAAAGTTCATCGCCATGTATTTCAGCACAGGTCCAGGCGTGTGAAACTTACGCCCGAACATTTCGACCTCGTCAATGTCTACAAAAAGCGATGTCGGAAAGACCGTGGAGCGATCGCTTACGGTTGACGGACACCAACGAACCTTCCCGTTTTCATGTAGAAACCATGTTGCAATGTCAGTGTGGACTTGGTTCTTGTCGATTTTTATGGCGCGCAATACAGGAAGAGGACGCTCGATTGGCTTAGTTAAAAACTTGTGCTCCTTGAATACACGAACAAGATCGTTCGCTACCGGCTTGAAGTCCTCATACAGAAGCCCAATATCCAGATCAGTGTCACCCTTGATAAATCCTTTTTCACGGATCGCGCCAAGGCAGGTTCCGCCCAGTAATAGCGGTGTCAGGTCGAACGATTCGAGAATGTCTGCGATCTCAAACAAAACCACCTTCGCGACTTCAGGGACTAGGACCTTAGGCATTCAGTATCCCTCCTGTTTTGTGTTTTGATTTCCTTGCGACAATGTCAATATGGCCAGGTGCTCGACGCTGTGCAAGTTCAACTATTGTGTCGGCAGAGCATGGAGTGTTTGCCTTTGGCCGGATGGCTGCGAATTCGTTGAAGCCGTATTCTTTGAGCAACGACACACATTCAGCAGAAGATGTCCCACAGACCTTCAAAAGCGGCTCCTGCAATTCAACAAATGCGATTATCGTATCGTTCATCTCGATCAACGCCTCCGCTCCGCGGAGCACTTCAGTCTCCATCCCCTGCACGTCGATCTTGATTATATCGATTTTTCTCCCCGCAATATTGGAGAACATATCAACGGATGTTGTAGGTGACTCCTCAAACCCTGCATCGCGTTTGGCGTAAAACGAACCAGCATGGTCGCCCGAATTCTTCCCCGCCAAATACAGAGGCGCGTGTTCTCTCGTCTCTTCATTACTCCCGACAAGGAATCTTGCTGTCGTGAGTTGGCCCACGCTATTTAGTCTGGCGTTTTTATATAAGAACTCGTAATTCCTAGAGCTTGCCTCGATAGCGAACACAGAACCAGTCTTGCCAACAATCTTAGAGAACCACAAAGCCATCCATCCGATATGCGCCCCAACGTCGATCACATTCATCCCCGGTTTGACCAATCGCTTCATCTCGCGTACCATATTTGGTGCATACGTGCCCCTGGCTTTTAGCGTCCTAGAGATGAACCGATCCTTGGGATCAAGCACCATCTTGAATGGGCCAAAGTGGATGGGAGTTATTTCTCTGGCGTCCATCATTGGGACATCCCCTTCTTTGGCCGATATTTCCCAAAGAACGCCTCGCGCACTATACGGGCCTTCTTGTCATGAAACAGGCAGCCCCCATCGCTACTGGTCGGGAGATTCGCATAGGCCTTTGCGGGCACAACGTGCTTCGGCACTTTCGGGAATGCAACCCAGCACCAAAAAAGATCGTTGACTGGATTCTCCATGTAGCGCATATCGTAAGCCAGCAGCTCGCGCCCGCATAGATAGGCTACGCCGACGAATTCCGTTCGCTTCGGCTCCATAATCGAAGAGGCTTTGTAAAAACTCGCATTTTTGTAATAGCGATTCCCACGAAAGTTTCGCCCGATAATGCCGACAATTCCCTTGGACCCGACCTGTTCATATCCGCGATACAGTTCCCCGACAAATCCAGGGTGCGGCATCACGTCATCGTCGGCCATCACTACCACGTCGCCAACGGTCAGAAGTGCAAGCGCGTGGCGTGTCCGATTGCCTTTGTCTTGACTGAAGGAGACTATCGTCAACCGCTGGTCATCCGGCATGTCTTCCCACTTCAATTCCCCCCGCGAACAATCGGCCAATATGACTTCCTCGATAGGCTGGCGGAGCCATCCCTCGATCACCTCCGCGATTGTATCCAATCTTCGGTAAGTCACCAAGCAAACGCTGACTGTTTTTCCACCGATCATTTTGCCCCCCTCACCGGAGTACTGTAGCCAAACGTCTTTGCCTCGCGGCAAGCAATCTGGCCGATAAAGTCAATCTCTTCTTGCGAAAGAACCTCCACCGCAGGCCGCTTGTCCTCGCGGGTGTCGGTATGTAAGCGGGGAAGGTCTACCTTGAATGGCAGTCCCCAATCCCGGACCATCTTTTCAAGTTCTGCCCGCAGGTTCTCATACAGAAGAATTGTTGGAACGATCACTTTTTTATCTCGCGTGATTAGCCGCCAGTTGGATTTGGAGGCAAGCAACATTGCTGAGCGTTCAATAAATTCGTGGAGGTTCTGGCCTGTCTTTTTCTCTTTATTCATTCGCTTGCGCCAATGCCAATAATAACTGATCGCTTGTTCCCATGGATCGCGCATGACGGTAAACTTCCGATAGGCGATCCACTCTTCAGGAAACATGTTGGCTATCCGCGCAGCGGGGAAGTGGTGATAAATCCCGTCGCAGTTCTGTGGCCCATGCGCCCCGAGCTTTGCCCGCTGTGCCTCTGTTGGCGGGTCGTCGGCTGTAATTATGTCATCTGGGCCGCAGTGCCGCGCCAGCCACATCTCGATTGAGGACGACGCCGTACGGCGCGTTTTGACAAAGATCAGTTTGTGCTTATGCGAAAGGATCATGGCCGCACTCCAAATGGTTTCAAAATCGCCGCCACTTCTGCCGCATCAACAGCCACAAGCTTGCCGTTGCCCAGCATCTCCCTTTTCTGGTCGTAAGAATACATCGGCGGCTTCCGATCTCTCTTCAAATCAGATGTGTTGTAAGGGTGTTTAGCAACGCAGACTTTGTGCTTTGACAGTTGACTCGGATTGGTTCCCCTCCGTTGGCTGCAACTGATATAATGCAATTCTCGGAACGTCTCCCAATCTTGGAAAACTTTTCGTGGGAAAACATTGGTATAGAACGGCGGTGTGGTTCTATAATGCATCCCAATGCAACGGTTCATCGTATCCCATAAAAGATTCTTGTTAAACGTCAGTGTTTCCCGGTCCGAATTTGTAAGCGGGGTTTTTTGGTGGACCTCGCGCATGGCGTCTTGATGCCACAAATCATCCGAGTCTGTGCGCGTAATCGCCACATAATTTGTTTCGATCTTCGACAGCGCTTCCCGGCCCAAATCAAAAACATGATCGATCTTTTTATTCCACTCGAACGACTCTGTCAGACTCCGGTTTTGCTCCCCAGACAAAACCCATATTCTGAAATCCTGGAATGTCTGATTCAGCAAGCTCTTCAAGGTAAAATCTCGAAACAGGCGATACCGATGCTTTACCCATTCCGGCTTGGCAGACCAGCCGGGGCGGTAAAGGTCCAGTGGAACCTGAACAATGTGGGTGACGTTCATAACTAAAACACCCTCAAAAACAAGTTTTGCGGCCCGTTTAAATACCCCATATCAACCCATTCGCCTTGCGTTGCGCCATCAGCGCGTGGTCTTTCGCCTTGTGGACTCGTGCCTCTTTGTGCGTTTTGTCCATCAGTTCCTTGTATTGGTTCGGGCTGCGGTGATCGATATATTCCATATCATCCGCATATGCCCATGATTCCCGTGCTTGCGCCATCCACATGACTTCCTGAGCAGCAAAATGGAAATAGCCGGGGAAGAACATTTTCTTGTCGTCATAATGCTTGAGGAACTTCTGGCCCATTAAGCCCACGCCGGCAGGATGATGCGCTTGCATCTGTTTCAACCCCAATGCGCCATCGTCATCGTGGAAAAGGCAATTAAACCGCCCACGCGCAGCCTCTATAGCCCCTAGCGTAAACACAATGTCGTCTGTCGCCCAAATCAGCCCGTGCTCCACATCGGGAGAAATAAGATTCCGGCAATATACCGCGCCGTGGGGAGAGCCGTCTTCATTTGCCGGAACAAATGTTGACTTGATCCGATAACGCCAATCGCCGTCATTCGACCAAAGCCCCTTGTCTAGTTTCTTGTGGGTTTCCAGGTCACCATCACAAGCAACCAAAAAATCAATCCAGCGCAGGCGCGGCACAGATTCAATCATGGCCAACAGGCGGTCCCAACGATTGCGCGTGGCAACAACGATGGTTACTTTTTCCATTAGAACTCCCCTTCGAGCGTTTCGATAATGTGCTTAGCCATCCCCTGCGGCGACAAGTACTCATCCCAATAGCGCCTTCCATTCGCAGCGATTTCCTCGCGTTCGTCGACGTGCTGCAAATAATAATCAACCTTTTCTTCGAGATCAGACAAGTCTTCTTTTACCATAATGACCGAGCCATCTAAAGGCGCAGGCCAGGCGCACGGCGTCTCTGGCATCAGCAAACAGCATCCCATCGCCATGATCTCCATATGCCGCCAAGTCTTTTCGCCAATCCCGCGAATGGCCGGGCAAATACGGCTCTCGCATTGCATCTCATAATTCTGAAACAGCGGAAACTTCTTGACCCGTAAACCTTCGTCAATAGAGGGCCTGTTAATCCGTTGAGCCATGCCGCATATTTGCTTCCAGTCTTTTTCCCGCTTCTTGATAATCTTCGCGCACTGCATCCGTTTCTCGAATTCTGTCACACGCGCGACAAAGTAAACATCCAGAGTGTATTTTCGCGCCGCTTTCATGTCTCTGAGATATTGCAGGTTTTCCAATAACGTCCCGCAAATAACTTGCGCTGTCGGAAAATGCAGCCGCCCACGTTCCGATTCGAGCAACTCGATTTTGAAATATGGGAACTCCAATTCTGTGTTGATAAAGTCGAAATCTGACCAGTCCCAGATTGCGCGCACCTTCTTGTCTTTCTCCTGTAGTTCAAACGCAAACTTGCCCCTTGGGAATACCGGCAACGATTCGCCAAGGGTCACATCAACGCCCAGTTCCTCAAACCCCCGAACAAAATAGTTCCAGTAGTTCGGATATGGGCTTCCGTTTTTGATCGGAGGAACTCTCAGGATCATTACACCCCCACCTCCCGCTTTAGTCGTCGGCTGGCCTGCATGTGCTCGATCACCGGCACATCGCACATATGCTGGTCGAAGATCGCGCAATATTCTGGCCCTAGTTTCTCGACCTTCAGCCCGTTGATCTTCGGAACTATTTCTTCCAACGCCCGCTGGTCCCACAGATCAGACTTGCGCTTCATGCGCGTGATCCAACGCTGAATGAGTTCCCGCGACTTCCCGCTATTCCGAAAGAAAAGAGTGCCCGACAGCAACTCCGGTTCTTTGGTGGCGCGGTCAGGGCGGCTCCTGTAATGACAGGCGAAATCAGCAGGTTGGTCAACGAGGGCTTGGGGGTACTGGTTGAATATCGCGTCTGCGTCAACGTATAGAACGGAGCGGTGCGGGAACTCATTCAACATTGAAAGAATAAACTGCGCCTTGAATTGTGTATTCTTCTGCCATGATCCGAGATTCGGCACCCCTCTAATTTCATGCCCAATGCCCAAGCGATTCAACGAGGCTCTTAAATTATCGGCTTCCTTTTCGTATCCGGTGTCTTTCGTATAGTAAGCCACAACGAGTGGATGATCAATCTTCTCCACATCTGCGAATTGCATCTTCGGGAAGCACTCCAGTGCGCTGCGTTGGCTCAGATTAAATACGCTTCGCCGCGCAGCAATCGCTCCGGACGCCCCTTCAAACGCAGGAATAAAACTGTTCTTGTAAACATGGTCTTGTTGAATCTGAGGATAGCCGTCGTGGAACCATGCCTGGCGGCCCAGTTGCATTTCACCTTTCATGTCGTAGCCCAAAAGGTAAATCGGGTCACACCCTAAGATCAAAGCCAAATTCAGCGCGGCAAACCCGCTATTGCGCCCCGTCTTTACGCCTTCCTCTAGCGTTGTGCTGATTAAATTGCTCCCCAGATACATTTCAACGATGCTGACGTCATCGGAGAACATCCGGTTCCGAACTGCGTCAACCCAAACCTTCAGGCCCTTATTGTAATTGACGAATCGATCGCGGGCCGCGTCTCCGAATCGGTTTTCTTCGATCCAGTTCCAAAACCGGGCGTCCATGCTGAAGATTATCGAAGGATCAAAAAATTCGTATGCCCGGTTGATCCCGATAGTTAGCTCACCGTCGAGTTTCGACCAATCAAACCCCCGCAAACTCGGCCCACCACCAACCAAAAACACACGGCGACCCTCCCAAATGTTTGTATACATGGTTTTTGTGAGCATATTGCTTATGAACTTTGGCTTGTCGTCCGTGTCTGCGGCCTTCTGCGTCGGAACCATCCGACCGGTGACAGGACACCCAGTCGGCCGATTGCGTAGTTTTCGCAACGTGGGCACAGCAACCGGGGGATGTCCTCGACTATATACGCTTTGCTTGGCGGCCAACACCGCGTGGCGTAACGCTTTTGAATGATTGTCGTTGTTATTTGTCACGAATCGAAGGTGAATCCTTTCCCGTATTTACGATAGTCTCGCAAAATACCCCGCGCACGCGGCGCGATAATCACCTTGATGCCAGCCCGCATTCCGGGGCCGTATGTCTCCTTGACTACGCCAGCAGCAACAACGCCTTGTGCCTGAATCGCCGTACGGCGATCCATGGCCGCTTGTTCCTGCAAGAGAAACAGGGCTTGCTCACACTGCGCTTCAATATAAACGTCTGGAGGATCTTCCCCACTAGCCACATCGTCGAATAGGAACTCATCGCAAAGAGTTAAATCGTTATAGGCCATCGTCAACGCAGCGGCTTTCTCCGCACCGCTGGCCCAGAACACGCGAGCGCCCACGCGCGTTGCAAAGTAAATGTCAGCCTCCGCTTCAGTGATCCAGCCGTAAACAGTCGCCATGGTCACACTCCTGTGAATGGTGGCAGGGCGGCGGACTTGGGAGAACAAACAAAGGGAGAATGGAGGGGGAAGACCTCTGTTTGTTATTAG